CGCCAAGTACCGCGCCGCTCAACATCCGATGGTGACCAAATGACCCGAGGCCGCCCCCGCAAGCCCGGTGCCCGCTATCCCTCCGGCCAAGTGAAGGTTCCCCCGCGCCGGTTCGAGGCGACGGAGGCTATGTCACGCCATCGCGCCGAACTCTGCGCCCGGCCGGAGCTGGCCACGACGCCCCTCGACTGCGCCTTCGGCAACGGATGGATCACCATCGAGGAGCACCGGGTCGGCAACGCCTACGCGGGGCTCTGCTACGGGGTCGGCCTGGTCAAGCGCACCGGAGCCGCCGGCAGTCGCCTGGAAGCCACGCCGGGATCGGCGGCGCGGTTCCGCTGGACCGACCTAGAGGACAAGGAGATCAGCGCCATCTGGGACAGCGTCTTCGGGGAACACGCCGTGCCCCTTCGCTCCGAAGAGCGGGACCTGGCCATCTATGGCCGCTACCTTCGCCTTCGCCAGGCGATGACCGGCCACGAAGCGCAGGAGGTGTTCCTGGTCTGCGTGATGGATAGCTGGCCGCAGTGGATGGCCCAGCGCCTCACCGGCCGCGCGATTGAACTTCACGCCCAGGCCGAGAACCGCGCCATGACCGAGGACGAGCTGGCGCGCCGCGCCAAGCGGTTCACCTCTTCGTTCGAGGAGAAGTATCGGATCCTGCGCTCCGGCCTGAAGGCGATGATCAAGGCCGATCATGTGGACAGCGCATCGGCCCCTCTTGACGTTTCGGGCAAATCGCCCGCTCTCAATTAATTCATCCTCCCAATTTGCGTCCCGAGGCCGTCGTCTGCACCTGCGACGGCGTCGAAGGCGTGGCTGCTCTTGGTCACGGAGCGGGCCCTTCGTCCCGAGGGCTCATGGCCACGCAGCTGGTGACGCCAGCAGAGGGCTTCGCGCCCGCAGCCGGTGGGAGCCCGGCACGGCATGGAGCCCCAATGTCCGAAGACGCCCCCCGCCCGGTTGGCCGTCCCTCGTCCTACGATCCGAAGTTCTGCGACATGGTCGTCGAGGACATGGGCCAAGGTTACAGCCTGACCGCCTTTGCCGGTTTGATCGGCGTGAACCGCAGCACGATCACCGAATGGATGAACGCCCACCCTGAATTTTCCGCAGCCGTTACGCGCGGAAAGGCGGCGAGGCTTCGAAACTGGGAACAGGTCGCCCTGTCGATGCGGATGAACGGCGGCGGCCCTGGCGGCGCGACGATCACCGTCTTCGGCCTGAAGAACATGGGCGGCGACGAGTGGAGCGACACGCAGCGCCATGAGGTGACCGGCAAGGACGGCGCTCCTCTGAAGGCGGAAACGGTCGTCACCCTGTCCGACGAAGACCTCGCCAAGACCGTCGAGGCCTTGAAAGCCGCCTTCTGATGGCGGTCGATCCGATTGTGGCCGACGCCATCCGGCGAGACGCCTACACCTTCGCCCGGTGGATGTTCCGCAAGCGCACCGGGTCGGCCTGGGCTCAGTCGCCGCATCACGACCTGATCTGCGACAAGCTGATGGCCGTCTTCCGGGGAGAGGTCACCCGGCTCGTCATCAACATCCCGCCGCGCTACTCGAAGACCGAGCTGGCGGTGGTCAACTGGATCGCCTGGTGCCTGGGCCGAGTGCCCGACGCTGAGTTCATCCATACGAGCTACAGCGCCACCTTGGCGGCGAACAATTCGGCCAACGTGCTACGGCTGATCGAGCATGAGGCCTATCAGGAAATCTTTCCGGCGACCCAGCTCGACCGCACCGCCCGGCAGCACTGGACGACCACCGAGGGCGGCGTTCTCTACACGGCAGGCTCTGGCGGCACGATCACCGGCTTCGGCGCGGGCAAGCAACGCCCGGGCTTCGGCGGCGCGATCATCATCGACGACCCGCACAAGGCCGACGAGGCCCGGTCTGACGTGGTTCGAAAGTCAGTCATCGACTGGTATCAGAACACCCTTCAAAGCCGGATCAACAGCCGCCACACGCCGATCATCGTCATCATGCAGCGCCTGCACGAAGACGACCTGGCCGGATGGCTGCTGAAGGGCGGCACCGGCGAGAAGTGGGACAGCCTGGTGCTTCCGGCCATCACCGCCGAAGGTGCGGCGCTCTGGCCCGACAAGCACACGCTCGACGAGCTGCGCCGGATGGAACAGGCCGCGCCCTACGTCTTCGCTGGGCAGTACATGCAGAACCCGGCACCGCTCGACGGCGGCATCTTCAAGCCAAACCAGATCGAGACCATCGACGCCATCCCGGCCGGCCAGATCACCTGGTGGCGCGGATGGGACCTGGCTGCGACCCAGGACGGCGACTGGACGGCTGGCGCGAAGCTGGGGAAGACCTCCGACGGCCGGTTCGTCATTGCCGACATGTTCCGCGAACGCTTCGGACCCGACGAACGGGACGCCGCGATCAAGAACATCGCCAGCCGCGACGGAGCTGCCGTCCACATCTCGATCCCGCAGGATCCGGGGCAGGCGGGCAAGACGCTCGCGCTCTATCAGACCCGGATGCTGCCCGGCTACACCGTCCGAACCTCGCCAGAGACCGGCGACAAGGTCACCCGCGCCGAACCCTTCGCCAGCCAGGTCAACGTCGGGAACGTGCTGATGATGCGCGGGACCTGGAACGATGCGCTCTTGAACGAAATGCGGATGTTCCCGAACGGAAGCCACGACGACCAGATCGACGCCCTGAGCCGCGCGTTTGGCGAGATGGTCGAGGGAATGCCCCACGCCGGGATCTTCGAGTTCTACCGTCAGGAAGCCGAGGCCAGCCGGGCCGACCAATAACAGCCAGGACGACCGATGGCCGAGCCGAAACGCACACCTATCGATCCGGGGCTCGTCGCGCGCCTGGGACAGGCCGTGCGCTACGTCGTGGCCGGTGCGTCCGGTGCGTGGCTGGGCCCGAACCAGCCTCTCACGCCGGTCGCGGACAAGCCGGAAGACCAGACCCAGGGTCGCGCATTCGACTATACGTCCGGCGTCAACGTCACGGCCCAGCCGAAGGTTCCCGACGGCGGGGTGGACTACAACACCCTTCGGGGCTTTGCCGACGCCTATGACCTCGTCCGCCTCTGCATCGAGACCCGGAAGGACCAGATCGCGGCCCAGCGGTGGCAGTTCAAGCTGCGGAACTCCGACGAGACCACCGACCCGCGCCTGACCGACCTCGAGGCCTTCTTCAAGTTCCCCGACAAGGTCAACGACTGGGAAACGTGGTGCCGGATCCTGCTCGAGGACATGCTGGTCATCGACGCGACCACGCTCTATCCGCGCCTGACCAACGGCGGCCAGCCCTTCGCCTTCGAGACGATGGACGGGGCCATGATCAAACGGGTGATCGACGGCTACGGGCGAACGCCCATGCCGCCGGAACCGGCCTATCAGCAGATCATCAAGGGTCTGCCGGCCATCGACTACACCCTGACCGAGCTGGTCTACCGCCCGCGGAACCTGCGGTCCTACAAGCTCTACGGCTACAGCCCGGTCGAGCAGATCATCACCACGATCAACATCGCGCTCCGTCGGCAACTGAACCAGCTCGAGTATTTCACCGACGGGAACCTCCCGAGCGCGCTGATCGCGGCGCCCGAAGCCTGGACGCCTGACCAAATCAAGCAGTTCCAGAAGTGGTACGACGAGCGGATCAGCAATCAATCGAAACGGGTCGCCCAGTTCGTCCCCGGCGGCGTCAACGTGATCGATACGAAGCAGGCGCTCTGGGGTCCGGCTGACGGGGTCCTGAACGAGTGGCTGGCCCGGCTGGTCTGCTTCTGCTTCAACGTCACCCCGACCGCCCTGGTGGCCACGAACAACCGGGCGACGTCGGACAGCCAAAAGGAACAGGCCGAGGACGAGGGCCTGAAGCCGACGAAGCAGTGGCTGAAGAACCTGATAGACTACCTGGTCGTGACCTACTTCGGCTACGCGGACATCGAGTTCGACTGGGTGGTCGAGAAGGAAGTCGATGCGCTGAAACAGGCGCAGATCGCCCAAATCTACCTCGCGGCCAGCGTCGTCACGCCGGACGAGGTCCGCGCCGAGCTGGGCATGGACCCGATGACGCCGGAGCAGGTCGAACAGATCAAGGCGCTGAAACCCGCGCCGCCCGCGCCGTTTATGCCTGGACAGGACCCGGGCCACGTCAACGGCGAGCCAAAGCCCGAAAGCGGTCAAGGGCCCAAGGGATCGGGCGAACCGCCTCCGGCGGCCAAGGCCGACCAGATCCATATCCACATGCCCGAGATCAAGACCGGCGACACCCTGGTGGAGATCGGCGGGACGGTGGTGAAGGTCGAACACGCCGACGGAAAGGTGACCGAGACCTGGACCGATGGCCGCTCCTAAGCCGTTCCCACCGACCAAGCCGAACGGGGACTATACCCAGCGCGCCTACGTCAGCCGGAACCGGATCCTGCTGAAGCGGGTGATCGCCCGGTTCCTGAAGAAGCAGGCCAAGACCGTCGCCCACCAGCTCGCCACACACGCCGGGCTCGGGAAGGCCGACGATCACGCCGCTCATCGAGGCCGCAGCGCCGCGGACGAGGTTCGGATCGACTGGAAGCCGCTCGCGGACGATGTCGAGGAGTACCTGGCCGCAGTCGCCGCTGCCGGCGGCAAGCTCGCGGCCGACCAGCTCGGCGCAGACCTGCCGGACGACTTCGGCGCGGACATGCGCGAGCTGGCCGCGGACTGGGCGGCCGACCGTGCCGCCGAGATGGTCGGGATGAAGTGGGAAGGTGACTTCCTCGTTCCGAACCCGGACGCCCAGTGGCGGATCGACGACACGACCCGCGACATGATCCAGGCCTATGTCACCGACGCCATCGAGCAGGGTGACAGCGCCGACGAGCTGGCCGAGCGGCTTCAGTCCAGCTTCGCCTTCAGCGACCAGCGGGCCGAGATGATCGCCAGGACGGAAGTCGCCAAGGCTGACAGCGAGGGCGCGATCCTCGGTTGGAAGGCTTCGGCACTCGTCAAGGCCAAGTCCTGGCTCACCGCTGGCGACGACCTGGTCAGCGAGGAATGCCAGGCGAACGAAGACCAAGGCGTGGTCGATCTCGAATTTGACTACGGCGACGGAGTGCAGGCCCCGCCGCAGCACCCGAACTGCCGATGCGTGATCCTGCCCGAAATGATCGAAGGCTTTGACGATGACCCATCTGAGTAAGCGCGTCTTCGCTGAAATCTCGAAGACCGAAGAGCAGGACGACGGCACGATCAAGGTCTGGGGCATCGCCTCGACCCCGAACACCGACGCCGACGGCGAGCGCGTGACCGCGAACGCAATGGCGACCGCTCTGCCCGACTACATGAAGTTCGGCGCGGTGCGCGAGATGCATCAGCCGAAGGCCGCCGGCACGGCCGTCGAAGCCGAAGTGGACGCCAACGGCTTCACCCAGTTCTGCGCCCATATCGTGGACGCCGAGGCCGTCAAGAAGGTCCAGGCCAAGGTCTACAAGGGCTTCAGCATCGGCGGGAAGGTGCTCGCCCGCGACGAAAACGACCCCGACACCATCACTGCCATCAAACTGGTCGAAGTGTCCCTGGTGGACCGGCCAGCCAACCCGGAGGCCATCCTGACCATGTTCAAAGCTGAAGACGCCGCCCCTGCGGCCCCGGCCGAAGCGGGGGATGCGATCTCCCAGCTTGTCGATCTGGTGAAGTCCGCCGCGATCCCGGCCGACGAAATGGTTCGCGTCCTGACGGATGCCATCGCCAAGGCCGAGACCCCGGCTGAAGAGCCCGCGCCGGAAATCGTGGCGGAGCCTGCGCCGGTCGAAGCCGCTCCGGTCGAGGCCGACAGCATCAAGGCCATGAGCCTCGAAGACCTGGCCAAGGGGCTGGACGAGATCGCCAAGGCGCGCGAGGCGGCAGGCCTGACCAAGGGCCTGCGGGGCATCAATGCCCTGTCCTGCGCGATCTATCAGCTCGTGGCCGTTCAGGCGCAGGTCCAGCGGGAAGCCGAAGACGAGGGCGACGGAAGCGCCGTGCCCGGCCAGATCGCGGACGGCATCAAGACCCTGCTGGCCGCGCTGGTGGCGATGGCCGAGGAAGAGACCTCCGAACTGGCCGCCGACATCGACCAGGCCGGGATGGAAAGCGCCGTGCCCGACTATTCCCAGTTTGCCTATGGGGCCAAGGTCATGGGCCTCGCCAAGGCCGCCCGCGCCGCCAAGGACGATCTCAACAAGGCCGAAGGGACCGACGCGACGAAGGTCGCCGCCGCCCTCCTCGAAAAGTTCTCCAAGCTCGAAGCCGAGAACGCCGCGCTGCTGAAGCGCATCACCGATCTGGAAGCCGCACCCGCGCCGCCGAAAGGCCCGCTGCTGTCGGTGACCAAGGCCCAGGACATCAACAAGAGCGACACCGACGCCGCGGATGCCCCGCCGCCGGGACTGTCGCCGGAGCAGTTGGCGCTCTGGAACATGAAGAAGGTTCACTCCGGCGGCGGCCAGATCATCCGCTTCTGATCCGCCCCTAACCCCACCCCCCGAAACGC